TAGAATTTGCCATCATAACCGTCGCGCAGAAGCTCGTCAGTCGTATTCAGAACCCAAACATTCGACATCAGAACTGTACCACAGTACCGTAAACGCTAATCGTCACCGAGGCATTGGCGACGCTTGCGTTCACCTTGAGGAACAACGCACTCGACGTTACCGTTGAGGTCGCCATACCGGCAGCAAGCGTGAGATCCTGCCAAGTGTTGACAGCCGTGACATTGGTAAGAGTCTGGCCAACAGCCGTCGTGACAGCGTTTGACGTGTTACCGTCATTGCTGGTCAGGATCGTCACGTTAGCCGCCGCCATGTTCGGCACAGCGCCGCCAGCAATATTTGCCGGGTTGGACACCGTGATGTTCCGAAGGATGAACGAACCCGTCGTCGGGGTAAGTCCACCGCTCAGAATTGGCAGCGTCACAACCGCATTGCCGGTCGCCGTCAGGGGGACTCCAGTAGCTACCGACAAACGATAGCTATTGAAGAAATCCTGAGTATTCTGACCTACTGAGTCAGCATTAGACATTCAAGCCTCCTCACGAAGTAGCGAAGGAGGACTGAGTAGCCGCCTGACCGCCGTTGATCGAGAACAGAGTGACCGTCTGCGAACCCGTCGTAGCATTGGCGCGAATGTTGAACCCATCCGAGACAAGGAACGCCGAACCCACGTTGGCCGCAACCAGAGAGGTCCAAGAGTTCGCGTTGGTTGAAGCGTTGTAGTTATTCACTTCAATCGTCACGTTCGCGGTCGGAGGGTACACATAGGAACCTTCCGGCACATACTGGGCCGAGCTAACGCCCGCGTTCATCGCCGTCGCGTTACCAATACCAACGCTGGTAATGGTAACGGTCTGAAGATAAGCAGCCGGGGTATTCGTCGCGGTGTTTGCGACAATGATCTTGTTAAGACCTGACATGTGTGTGGCTCCTTACAGGCTGATACTGTTGTAGCCCGTAACCTTCGTCATGGCCTTGGGCTTCACGTTGACGAGTTCGGCAATCGTCAGAACCGCGCCGACATAGCCAATCTGCCAGTTCGGAAGGGTGGACTCAAAGCCGGTGAACACAAACTGGCCCTGCTCGTGGATATAGAGCGAGAGATAGTTGGAGTTCAGGAAGTACACCGTGCCTTCGGGGCAGTACGGGTCCGGGTAGACCGGCACGCCAGCGACCATAAGGGCGCGGAACGCAGCCTGCGGGCCGGTCGAGTTGTCATCAAACCCGTGACCTGGGGTAATGACATACTGTTCCTGACCAACATAATCCTGAGCCAGAAGCGTCCAGGTGCCGAAGCCGCAAACGCCGAAGGTCGGGACTTCAGCGCCATTCTTGACAGTACCAGAGATGTACTGAAGGATGTTCTGACGAGTCGGGTTGACCGATCCAGCAGCGTACAGCTTGGAACGCCACCACGGATTGACGGTCGAGGAACGGGTGATGTTGCCATAAGTGGCCGCACCAGAAGTCGTGCCATCGTCAACAGCAGCCGGGAGGCCGATGAACTGCTGGGCGTTCGACGTGTTGTTGTACAGCGAATACGCCATCGCGTCGAGCATCACGTTGGTCGCGTCGTTCATACGCGCTTCAATAAGCGGGATGATCGCGTGATCCTGCTGGACAGCGCCTTCCATTCCAAGGAACGGAACCGGAGCAATCATAAGTTTGAGATTGAACTCGGCATTGAACGCACCCTGCTGGACGGCAGGCTGGTTGAACGAGCCAGAATAATCTGACCACTGAGCGTTAACGAACTGAGCGCCCTGCACAGGAACCGTGACGGACGAAACACCGCCCGTGGCAGTCTGCGAGTTTGCAATCAGCGCCGCCATGAGGGGCGTGCTGTTGTAGATCTGCACGACCATCTTGGGGATAAACGCACGCCTGGTGACGTACGTTAGTTCGTTATACTGTGTACTGCCTGATGCTGGGACGATGCCCCCACCGATGGCCATGTTAACACTCCATTGTTAAACGGTTGAGCATGTCCCCTATCAAATGCCAATCGGGCGCGGGTTCTTCCGCATTTCCATCAGGGCCTTTGAAGCTTCGTCACGGGCAGCGCCTTGCGGGTTCTTCCAAAACTTTGAAAGAATGCCCCGCGCACTCTCATCCAGCACATTTTGATTGAACTGCTTGGAAGGAGTCGGCGTCGCCGCTTTATTCATCCAGTCGAAATAATCGGCTGCTGTTTCGTGGTTCTGGATGCCCTTTTCGAGCATCAGCTTTTCGATCTTCTCAATGTCGTCCCTCGACTTCGCCTTTCCAGACTGAAGCAGATTACGACGCCTTTCTTTCAAATCGTCCAGCGCATCACGCTCGCGCAGCTTGTTTTCCATCTGCGAAACGCGGGAATTGGCTTCTTCCACAACGCGCGAAACCTCATCCTTGAGGTCAATCGAATCAATGGAAACATTTGGACGCGCCGATTTGGTCAGGCGCAAGAACTGCTCACGAGTCTGCGGGTTTTCCGCAAGCTCGCGAGCCAGCAAGGCGAGTTCGTCGCGGGCGTCGGGCGTAAGATCTTCAAGAGAAGGCATATGTGTCCCCTAATCTTTCTTTAGATGACTTTTTTGCCATCACCCGGCGGGCGAATGGCGTACTTGGACTTCGGGCCAGTCTTGGCACCGTTCGACAGGCCACCCAACTGGGAAAAACGCGGAGTATTGGTGATCTGGCCGTTCTGCTGAACGTCAGAGGTCGGGCGACGCGGCTGGGCGGCTCCACGGGGCTTAAAGAGATCCATTGTCTTCTCCTACATGGGCATTCCGCCACCCGGAGGCATTCCAGGGGGCATTCCGGGGGGTCCACCCATAGGGGGCGGAGGAGCCTGACCAATCTGGGGACCGGCTGCGGCAATCGTCTTGGGACCGGGCTGACCACCGCCAGCTTGCGGGAGGCTCTGAAGCAATTGGAGGATTTCCGCCGACTGCATTTCGCCAGCCTTCTGTTTCTTGGGGCCAAGAACGGAAGTCAGGGCGCTCAAAGCGGAAACAAGCTTCTGGCCTTCGGGCGTCTCGCTTCCAATCGCCGGAAGGGACTGCTCAAGAAGGTCCAGAGCCATACTGACGTTCACCAATGCCGATTCACGCTGCCCATTCTTGGGTTCCGGCGTGGACATGGGCGAAGACATCGGCGGCGACGCAGTAGCATCGTCAGCCCCAGGCATCATAGAGACGCCACCAGTGGGTTGATTCTGTTGTCGAGCCAACAGGCTCATGATTTGATCGTCTGCCATGTGAGCCAGTTTAACAGGTATAATCTGTGAAATGTCAAGTGGGGGATATTTTTTGGATTTCCCTCCCCCAAGGGAAACTCGATAACAAACGGGTCTAACCCGTTTATTAGTTACCGACGAGCCTTACGACCCTTGCGACGCATGTTGCGCTCCCGCTTTAGAGGAATGGAAAGTAAATAAACTTCAGCCTAAGCCAGAGTTCACTTGCGGCTCTTGCGACCCTTACGACGTGCCATGTGATGGCCTCCGTGGTTAGAAAACCGTCCCCCAACTGTAGATTACTTTCGCTTGCCTCGACGGCTGCGCTTGACTGACTTGTACATCACTTGCCCCGCTTCACCACTGGCTTGGCCAACGGTTTTATATTCACAGTCTTGAACTGTAGATTAGCTGGTTTCATGGCCTTGTCAATTGTCTTTGCGCTGGCCTTTGGTTGATCTCCAGAGCGTGTCGGAGCTTTAGCCATTCTGGCCTCCTGATTTCTTCATGGGCGTGACGTTCTGCGGCTGCGACGCCGCCTTGGCTTCCATAACCTTCAATTTCTCTTTCAGCATTTGCTTCATCGGCGGATCAAGAAGCTCAAGCAGGCTTTCCTTGTCGATGGCCTGGGCCTTGAACAGGTTGAACGCCAGCGAGCGCGCGTCTTCCATGAAGATTGGGCTGTTGGAATGCGCGTCTACCTTGACGACATAATCTTTGGTGAATTGCTCAGGAATGAACTTGTTGCCTTCTGTATCCAGCAAGGCTTCAGGCTCATAGACCTGGATCAGCTTCAGATAGAGCGTCGCCAGTTTCTCAAGACTATCCTCGACCACGAGCGCGCGTTTTTTGGCGCGGGACGATCCAAGTCGGGCAAGCTGTGAGGCATGGCCAGCCGAGCGCACGCCCTGCTCGCCGCGCCCAGACAACACGTTGCTGATGCCCGAGGCTTCCTCGAACATGGCGTCGATTTCTTTCAATTGCGCGTAAAGATCCTGCGGAATGGTTGGAGCCATACGCTCAACCTTGGCGTTTGGCATATCGGTTGACAGCAAACCGCCAGCCCGATTGAGGGCAAAGTTTTTTTCGTCCAGAATACCCGTGAAGCCCATGAGGCTGGTCGGCGGGTTCACCTGTTTGGACAAAAGATCGAGAATTTCCTGCATACGCTTATTACGCATTTGCTGAAGATAAACGAGCTTCTGAACTTCTGATTGACCCCAGTAATAGTCATACTGAGGCGACGGGCAGACCTGAACGAAGGGCAATTCGCCTTTCAGGAACATTTCGCCGTTGGGCCGGTCATAAATGATCACATCGGGTTCGGCGCGGGTGACGATCTGGTAATCGTTTTCCTCGTCATCCCAGACATAAAGATCCATCATTTCAACAGTGTCTTCAGCGACTTCCGCTTTCATGCGATTGAAGCCGTAAAGATCCATGTTGAGATTGCCCGCGATGGTCGAATTGACTTGGGACATCACAATTCTGTCAACGCCATTGGGAATATGGGTTGGCTGATGCTGCTGCGCGCCGACGCGGGAAATAATGCTATCGCGCTTTGGATGCGCGTAAAGCCGGGCGTAAAGCTCTGATTTTGTAATGTAATAGGTATGGCAAAGCGCCTCTTGCCGATCCGTATAGGGGATGTCTTCCCTTAAGACGCCGATATTGCCGGGATCGCAAAAATAAGGATGGATCGAACCGCGATTGACCACAAGCTTGATGAAGGCCGAGTTGAACACCAGGCCCCAGGACAGGGCAGAGTCAAACACCTGATCGGCGTTCGAATTGTTCCATTCATCGTGAAGCTTCTGGGTTAGGGCGGGTATGTACCTTGTAAGGTACGGACGCGCCGATGCTCCAAGGTTGATGCTGAAGCGCGTTGTTTCCGCCGAGTACAGGAAACTCGTAAGCTGGTCGATGTGGCTGTAGATCTTGTTGTAATGCGCCGGGCTGTCTTCTGGCCCAGCGCCAAACAGAAACCAGGATCGAAGAGACGCATAATCGGATCTGCGGGCGTCCCGCGACACCATGCACTTTTGCATGAGATCCAGATAGAAAAACTCGCGGTCTTCGGCCTTGGAAGGGATTCTCATTTAATCTTCAAGCCTTCATGGTCCCGCATCGTGGCGTTCGGATCTGGCCGAGGCCCCTGAGTCAGGTTGATGTCTTGTGGCCGTATCCCCACCGGCTCACCCGCCACAGACCTTACCGCACCACCGCCCAAAACGGAAGCCATGTTGAACCGCCCGCCCTGGCCCCACATAACCGCATCACCGGCTCTGGGTTCTGGCGGCTTGGCATTGTTTCGGGTCAGATAGCCGTTCTGGGCTTCGCCTTCCTTGACCGACTTGATGTCCGTCATGTTGAAGTCTTTGGCCAAACCTTTCAGCGTATTGTCAGCCGATTTGGTCTTAGCGGCCTTGGTCGAGTCGCGCATGGACGGCGCTTTGATAATAACCTGTCCCACGTCGAGACAGCCGTGGGGACACATGGCCTCCCAGGCGTCAAAGTATCCGTGTTCAAGGCACTTGTAGGATCGCAGAATAGCCATGTCAGTCCCCGTTCATAAGTTCTTTGAAGGTAGGTTCCGAGTAATCCGCCCGGTTCCGAATACCGATCTTCAATTTGATCTCTCCGCCTTCCACCGTCAAGCCATACCCTCTTTTGAGCTTTGGCTTGGGTTTCTGGTGGATCTGAATAAAGTGTTTCTTGTCCCGGCCAAACATGACCTCGACCTCACCGGCCTCAAACCGTTCCAGGGCGCGGGACATTCTGATCTGGGTTGTTTCCGACATGGGCGTTTCACGGGAAACAAAGACATTCTTGAACGTATCGATGGATATGCCAGCCAATTCTGACAGCATGACGGCGGAAATCAGCCGGTTAGGATCGGCTCTCAGGCGGGCCACCCGGTTATATATATCTGCTTTGGTTAGGACTTTTCTCATTGGGAACCATACAGGCCAATGTTCTTGAGGTAGTTCGAGACGTTCTTGCCGACCGAGATTTCTTCGGGCGTATGGGCTTCCTGAGCGTGGCTGATGGCCTTGGTGATCCGCATGGCGATCAGTCTGGGCTGAAGCTGTTCGGCATAGGCTGCTGCGGCCAGAGCGGCTGCGATCACCCGATCATCCTTACCCCGGCCTGGCGCTGAGATTGTGCCGCCGTCCCTGACAATGGTTTTCATTTCCTCCAGCAGATCTGGCGATTTGACCACGCACATGCCGCGCTCGAAATAATCCTTGTAGTACGAGAGCATACGTTCTTTGGATTGCGTCGTCGTCAGCCATCCGATGCTGCCAGAGATTCCGTTCATGGAATCGTTCTTGCGCCAGATGTAATTGGTCATGTGTGCGAGGACATCCATAAGGCTATTACCACGCTTGCCGCCCATAGCCACGGCCAAACGCTTAAGATTCTTGAGTTCATTGATGACAGCCTGTCCGGGTCCATTGACCTCAAGGTTCAGTGTAGAGTTCTTGTATGCTCCGGCCAGATGGGCAATAGCCCAGGCAAACTGATAGGTGTTAAGCTCTGATGTGGTGAACTCAGCAACCTGTTCCATTCCGTCTGCGTAACATCGGAAGACGCTAATACAGAAGCGGTCAGCCCAGTCTGAGGATCCATAAGCAGGATCAGCACCGATAACGTAATAGGCGGTGTCGATGGGTTCTTCCCAGACTTTGAGGGTTGCGACTGCTTCCCGGCTTTTGAGGACTTGGGTATCTTCAAAGTTGGCTCCCATGACGTATCGATAGGCGTCAAACTGGCAATTCCGCGCCACCTTCATGGCGTCGGTGCATCGCGAGCTTGAGAAGAAGCTACTCCCGGTCATGACGAAAGCATAGTCTTCGGTCGGCGGGAACTCCTGATACATCAAAGAATCATCCTTGATGCCTTCAGCCGACTTCCACCGCCACCAGGCGATCTGCCGGGAATTGATTTCAATCCCGTACATTTTCCTGATGTCGCGGGTCCATTCCTTTTCCTCGCCGGTCAGCTTGCCGTCCCAGTAGACCTTGTAGATTTCGCTTGCCGGGTCAGCCGAGTAATACTGATTGCGCCACCAGCCACAGAAGATCGCTTTTTGAGTTCTGGCCTTTTTGGCGGTCATATACATATCGTGAAACATGTTGAAGCCACGAGCAGTGCTTTCAAACATGTAGTAGCGCAAAGGGTTGCTTTCGGCCAAGGACGCCAGCAGCGAAGCCAGACCTTCCTCGTCGCCCCAGGAACTTGTTTCCGTACCATGCAGGAAGGTTATGCCCTTACCGCGCCCAAGGCTACCTTTGGCCCTTAATCCAGCCACCTGGTAAAACAACCTCGACCTGTTTCTGAGGCTCAGGGCGTTCCGGTTATGGGCGATCATCGGGATCTTGAACTCGTTCGGCAGGCCGTCGATGTACATCGCCAGCGTACCGCGAAACATGTCCCGGTTTTCCTCTGTATCAGTCACCAACGTGCCCTGAAGGCCAGGATTGATAAAATGCCAGTACAGATCCAGAGCCAGGCTGATCGTCGTAATGCCTAGCTGCCTACCCTTCAGAACAACAAAGAAATGAACATCATTCTCCAGCCCCTTGGCAACCTCATCCATCACATAAGTCTGAGTGCCAAGAAGCTGATCCATACGAATCAGCCCCTTTTCTTTTGTCTCAATCCTCAACTGGTGACAGAAGTGGTAGAATTGTTTTAGATTGAACGTCACTTAAGCCCCAATGCTTGTCTCATTTGATCCATGATTTTGATTTGATCAGGAGAATAAACTTTTGCGTAATCTGAAGGGTTAAATTGTTTTGACACGTAGCCTCTGAGGTATTGCGGCCAGCCGGATTGCTCCAACCATTGTTCATACGGGCGGGTTTCTTTCAAAGCTCGATCTTGCGTGGCTTCCCGATATAGCTCTTTTAAAAAATCTTGACCAGCAGGATAAGCCCCCGTCGCGGTCTGGAACTGCTTGTACATTTCAGACATTTTGGGATCGTTGTAAATCATGTGATGAGTCAAGTAATCGCCGACGAACCCTTCTGGAGAAAGACCTTGTGAGGACCAAGCGCCAATCCCAACCTTGTCCATAGGCAGTCCGGTAGGTCGATATTCTTCTCCAACGGGATAAGTTTCTAATCCAGCGTCGCCAGGGCGTTGAACGCCGGGAGGATTGTAGAAAAACTGAACGTCTTTCATAAACGGATAGGCATCAACCGTTTGTTGCCACGTTTTCATAGCGTGGTCTTTGTCCATTGCGCCTATGAAATCCTGGTTGTCAACGTCAGTCATACTGCCTCCTGTGCTGGTGCGCCCTGAAAGTTCTTCAGGTCAAATTTCATTGGTTGATACTCATCTGGTATCCCAGTCTGCATTCCAGATCATTATCCCCTTTGGGAACAAACCCAGACACACATGAACAAAAGATTCTTGGTGCCGTTCCTCGTCAACTTTTTATCACGAAAGACCGGATAACCACGCCTCTTGAACTCAGCCTCAAATAGCCTGAACCTGTCAGCAGGCACATACATTCTAGGCATATGAACAGTTCTTGGCTCGCCAGAATGATAACGCTTTATATCATCCCAAACTGTTTCTATTTCAGTCATTTTTATCCCCTATGTAGCCTTCTGTCTATTTTTCTTGTGAACCTCAGCATGGTGCGGTCGGCACAGCCACACCACCTCCAAGGGCTTAAAATAATCCTCATGATGGCCATCAACCTCAAGCGCCCCACACACCCGGCACGGCTCTTTAACAATCCGCCCCGTTTTAAGGGCAGCTTTATAGATCTTCCTTGATTCGAACTTGATTGGGTATTTCTCGTAATAACGGCGCTGGCGTTCAGCCATCGTCAGGGGAACCCGGTCAACCTTGGGCGGCCTGCTGGCGTGATACCGCTCTAGCCGACGCTTGTTGGCCTCGGCAACCTTCTCCGGGTGGCGCTCATCCCATTCTTTCTTCTTCTGGGTGAAATAACCAGGGTGAGCAGCAGACCATTTAAGACGATAAGCCTTCTTACACTCCGGGCAGTATCCCGGCGTCTCTATCGGCTCACGACATGTTTTTGATGAGCATTTGAACATGCTTAAACAAAACACATTCTTAAAAGAAAGTCCATAAAAAAAATGGGGGGTTGAACGAAGTGGGGCTCACGCTATCAGACACCCCCCTGGCCCAGCGATGGGCAGGCGCATCGAGCATCCGTCAGCATCCGCCATCATCGCATGCCAGCATCCGTGCATGTCTGATGTGATACTACAGATGCAATATGTGAAAGGTCTGATGCCTCTTTACACGTTGCCCATATGGGGTTTAAGATAAATTACATGAGAGGTGTGGAGATAACCACCCAACCTACTCACCAGGCGATCAAGCGTTTCATATTACATTGGATAGTCGTACATTGATCTAATGTACTAATAATACCTGTATATCATATTTTCAGTGATTTGTAAAGAGCTAGAGGATAGCTATGCACAGAGATCATAGCAGGTATGAGATATTAGCATTATTAGGTATCAACTATATGGTCTATATATATAGTCATGGAAGCAACAGAGCTTCTATCATATAGACATATAGGGGATACACAATGTCAAAGTTGATCGATGCTTTCAAAGCCGCCCAGAACGAAAAAACCGCCAAGGCTTTGGTCCGTTATCTCAACAAACACATGATGGCGGAATGCATGGCAACGATTGAAGACGCCCAATGGATTCAAAAGGCTCGCGCGTTTGCCTGACGTTCTAAATGCGGCTCACGGGCCGCATCATAGAGCGCCAAGCTCTGATAGGGGATACACTATGACAACGCTAAAACAGTCTTACAAAAAAGCCACAAACCTTGTCAGCGATTTAATGCCGTTTGGCGATAATTGGATGATACAGACTTGGGATAATCGCTGTCGCGCGTGGCGGCAAAGCCAGCCGATGCCCTACGCAAGGGCGTTACGTTTGCGAAGTGAATCATTGATCGAGGAGGCCTTGGTCGCGCTTGGATGGGATCGTCCTGATGCGGCCTACAAGGCGGCCTGTTATCAAGGCGGTGGCTGGCGGGGATATGTCAGCTATTGCATTGTCTGACGGTCAATCCGTCACTGATGAGCCTAGGGGACATATCATGTCATATAATGGTTGGACGAACTACGCTACGTGGCGCATCAATCTTGAAATGTTTGATGGCCAATTGCCATACGACATTATTGGTCGCAAACCAGATGATGCTTATGACCTTGCACAAGCTCTCAAGGATCAGGCTCACGAGCTTCTTGAACAAGAAGGCAAGGGCCTTGTTCTCGACTACGCTCTGGCGTTCATCTCCGACGTTAACTGGAATGAGATCGCACAGAACATGATTTCGGACTATGCCGAAGAAAACGAAGACGCTTAACCAATCCTTAACCCGTCAAGCCTATCATGGCCACGTCAATCAAGAGGACTGAACATGCTTATCATACTGAAAACACTCGCAGAACTATTCGCCCTGACTACGTTTGTCGCGGCTATCGCTCTCGTCTCAATCGCCATAGGGGGATGATATGGCCAACTTTACAGCAGAAATCGCCACACTAAACCGCGCCGATCTGGCCAAACGATATGAATTGGTCATTGGTTACGACCCTTTTGTTGATGACCCGTCGCGCAATGAAAATGACGTACGCGCGACACTTGCGGAAGTTGAAGCCTTGCACGCTGAAATGAAGGAATAACAACATGCGAGTGCTTGTCGCCTGCGAATATTCCGGCATCGTACGAGATGCCTTCAAAGAGCGAGGCCATGACGCTTGGTCCTGTGATTTGTTACCGACCGAAAAGCCAAGCACAAAACACATTCAAGGCGATGTTTTCGCCATCCTGAACGATGGCTGGGATTTGATGATAGCGCACCCGCCTTGCACACATCTGGCAGTCAGCGGCGCGCGATGGTTCAAAGACAAGCAGGCCGAACAAGTCGAGGCGCTAGATTTTGTGCGGCTGTTGCTGGCTGCGCCGATCCCGCGCATTGCACTGGAAAACCCGATCAGCATCATATCGAGCCGCATCCGCAAGCCCGATCAGATCATTCAGCCGTGGCAATTCGGACACGGGGAAACCAAGGCAACATGCTTATGGCTTAAAGGCTTGCCAAAGCTCAAGCCCACAAACATCGTAGAAGGCCGGACCCCTCGCGTGCATCACATGTCGCCCGGCCCGGATCGCTGGAAAGAAAGATCCAGAACCTTACAGGGGATAGCCGACGCAATGGCCGACCAATGGGGAAAAACATGAGCGCACACAGTGACTTGCATCTAGTGCAACAGGACATTGCCTATCTCAAGGCAGAGCTTGACGACTGCAACCAAACCATTGACCGCCTCGCCCGCGCCCTTGGCTGGCTGCACTTGACAATGACCAACAAATCTTTCGAGACTGCCAGAACGCTCGCGCTCGAAAATGCGGGTGAGCTTCTAAGGGAGATCAGGGACGATGTGGCTTCTGTTTAAGATCATCATGGCTTGGATCATCCTTGTCATATGCGCCGCCGGCGTTTGGTGCATCATCCTTAACGCCATGTTTCCAATCAAGGAGAACGATGATGAACTCAACTAGAATGATCCGCCCGGACTCGCCAGACATCCCACGAACCGACCCCTGTTTCCAAGTCAATCCATACCTCTGGGCCTTTTTCTGCCATACCAGAAACCGCCCGATATGGCCTGCCTCAACCAACTGGACCGAAGCCGATGTCGTCCAAGCTCTGGACGAAGCCGAAATGAGGCCTTTGGAGGCCTTTCAGCGACTCGGCTGGGGCGTGATGCCCAACGACCCTGCCTAAAGCCGTTGGCGACCCCTTAGAATTGATTTAAGAGGCTATCGGGTGGCTATCCCTCCACTCGGCAGCCTTTCTCTTTTTTTCCCGTGCAATCCATTCGTCCCCTTTGCGCCTGAGTGCGCCTTCATTCGCCCACTTGTCTGGCGCATTGGCAAGCTCTGCCAGAAGATCGGCAAATTTAGCCTTCATTCTCTCGCGCCGGATCTCGCTTTCAAACTGTCTGGGCGCTGATAATTGCGCCTGCAACTGATCCCGCGTCACCGCCTTGCGCCATTCGTCGGTCGTTTCCTTCTCGCAAAAGGCGCACATATCGGCGATCGAAGGGATAAAGCTGTTCCGCGTCACAATCCCCGATCTCGGATCGGCCAGCCGGTCAAGGACATGCTCCGGGTATTTTGACAAAGCCTTTTCGGCCAGAGCCAGAAACGGCCCCATGCTGTCCTTGCCTTCCATCCCCGGATAGCCAGCGACGATAACGGACAGTGAGCGCTTAACGTGTGAGAGTGAGGACATTGCTGGTTTCCCTTTCCGAGAGTTCCTGAGCTTCCTTGATGTATCGCTGTACCGCCGTCAGAGGCTTCGTCCCCCCGGATGGCCCCTTGCTTTCTCTGACCCGACGCATCCAGTTCCGCCATGTGGCGTCCCAATCCGCCTTGACGCCCTTCTGGCCGGGCGCTGACGCCGCCCAATCCCTGAATTTCTCAAGCTCCGATGCTTCACCCTGGAAATCGGTCGGTTGCCAATCGGACGGCAAGCGCGTGCCTCGCGCGCGTATTTGTTTTCTTTCTAGTATCTGTTTCTGTTCTGTCTCTGTCTCTGTCTCTGTATCTGTATCTGGGGGCGTTTCAGAAACGGTTTCGGAACGTTCCCTGAAACGTTTCACCCGTTCAGTCGAAGTATCTGATTTGTATTGTCTTTTGTCCCAACCATGGATAGCGTAGCGCCAACCGATGGCCCCCCCTTTGGGGGTATCGATGAGGGTAGCGATCGACAAGCGATCGAGGATCGATCGGCAAGCGATCAGGTCTAGTCTGAGGGCAAAAGCGATGTCTTCGAGGGGCGGCAGCTTGCCGTCATGGCGGCAGGCCAGACAGAGAAGATTGACCCAGATCTTGAAGTCGGGAGGGTCGAGCTTCTGGACTTTGGGATCGTCCAAAGCCTCGTGGTAAAATCGAAACCAGTTCATCGTGTGCTTTCTCAAGGTTGCACGATGATCCTATCCGCTTTATAAAGAGCGGGCAGTTTCAACGCGCGGTGCAGACGCGGGTTGTTCCAGAAGCCTCGCCGGTTCGCGCCAGCGGGGCTTCCTCTTTTCATAGCATGGTTCCCCTGAACTCGGCCAGCCAAGACTCAAAACGCGGATCTTTTCGGCCCTGTTTGACGCCATACAGTACCGTGGTGTGGTCCCTGCCCCCAGACTTCGCGCCCAGCGCCGGGTAGCTCAGATGCACGCAAAGCTCGTGCGCCATCGCCCAGATGATCTGCCGCGCCCGGCAGAGCGCAACTAACCGCCGATGACTGAACAGCAACGGCTTCGGGATCGGCTTCCCATCGAGGTTGTGCTTCCACAGAACAAAATCCACGACATCCACAAACGGCACTTTAGGAGCCTGCGGCATTATGTCGCACTCAAGTATTTCAATGCTGTGGATAAGTTTTGTTTTATCTGGCTTTTTCTGTGGGATAGGCTGTGGATAATTTTCCACAGGAGTCTCAGATATGGGCTCCGTTTTCGGCGTCGGCGGTACTAACATCAGCACTGGACGGGGCGGAACCTTCACCGGCTGTGGCCCGGCTTTCTTGCCCCATAGCCGGGATTGTCTGGCCAAATGGGCGGAATTTAGCTGTTCCAGGTACGTCGCCATAACTCGTTTCCTCTCCGTTGAGATACGCCAAACCGGCTCGGATGATAACGCGCATTGCTTCCATTTCGCTAGGGATTTCGGCCTTGAACCGAAAAGCCCGGATCTTTTGATACATATCGTCGGCTATCCAGATCGTTTTCGTCTTCATCGTTTTCCATCTCCTGATGAATCTTTCTATACGATTTATGTTGACAGTGCAATCCCATCTAATTATATATGGTCCGGTCAACCACAGGGGATTATCATCATGTCTGACATTGTAACAATTAACGGCGTTGAATATGCGCCTGTAAAGAAAACTGCTGGCGCTCGCGCGGTCATTGTTGTTGACCGAGGATGGGTTTTTGCAGGCGATGTTGAGCGCTCTAACGGGCGTATTAAGCTGACAAACGCTTTGCATGTTTTCAAATGGGAAAACATCGGATTCGCGGGGATGATTGCAGATCCTAAAAAAGCAAAAGCAGATTTGCGTCCCGTTTCTGACGTTGACATCCCATTGGGGGCCGAAATTTTTGCCGTCCCTGTTCCTGATGGGTGGGGGTTGAAATGATTGATAAGATAATGCCGGTCGGCGACGGCCACGGCTACGGCAACGGCGACGGCGACGGCTACGGCTACGGCAACATCTACGGCGTCGGCTACGGCAACGGCGACCACGTCGACTACGGCAACGGCGACGGCTACGGCGACGGCTACGGCTACGGCAACGGCGAAGGCGTCGGCTACGGCTACGGCAACAGATACGGCGTCGGCTACGGCAACGGCGACGGCGACGGCTACGGCTACGGAACTGTTTCGCCAAACCGTTTTCGTCGAACTATTTAGAATACATACAGGGGACAACAGATGGAAGACGGATTCAGCACGGAAGAACGCAAAGCCGCGTGGTGGGCGACAGACTCACGCCGATCAGTTTCGGGCCAGCTTGTCGATGTCATCCGCGAAAAGCGCGGCGAAGTCGAGCGCGAAGACCTGTCGCACATCGAGGCCGTGCAGATGGGCCTTACCATGCAGCCAGTGATCGGCAAGCTATTTGAGCAACAGACCGGCATCCGGGTGCGGGATCTGGACATTGCAGGCACTCACCCGGTTCACACATGGATGCGCGCACATGGCGACTTTGAAACCTCGGACGGCGGACTCCTTGAAGTCAAGAACTTCCATGCTGCTTCGCTCAACAAGTATCCAGACATGGACTCCGATGGACTCAGCCTTCCTGAACCCGACATTGTGCAGTGCATTCACGAGTCATGCGTTTTCAATAAGCCGCATGTCTGGTTCGCCGTTCTATTCGGAGGACAAAGGTTCCGCTACTGGAAGATCACAGTCACGGAGGAAATGAAGGAAGACTTCATCAAGCGCGCGGCCAAATGGTGGGCGCAGGCGCAGAATGGCGTTGACCTTGACCCTGAAACCGTCGATCAGGCGCGCTACGTCTGGCAGAAGGATGACGGCACATCCATCGTCGCCACAGAGCATATCGAACATGTCGCCATCGCTCTGAAGTCGATTAAGACACAGATCAAGATGCTGGAGGAAAAGGAAGCGCAAGCCACCCTGATCCTTCAAAAGTACATGCAGGATCATAGCGAGATACGCACTGTTTCAGGCCAAAGCTTGGTTTCATGGAAGGCAGCAAAGCCCAGCATGAAATTTTCCGCCAGCCTGTTCAAATCATCCCAGCCCGACCTGTACGAGCAGTTTGTGGTCGAGCAGCCCGGCTCACGGAGGTTTTTGGTAAAATGAACGATCTTATTCCGGTTTCAGACATGCAAACGATGGCTACGGCTATCGTCAAGTCAGGCTTCTATGGCTTCAAGACACAAGAGCAGGCCATGGCGCTGATGTTCATCGCGCAGGCTGAAGGGCGGCACCCGGCGACCATCGCGCAGGAATACGATGTCATTCAGGGGCGACCGGCGCTCAAGTCTCAGGCCGCTCTGGCTCGTTTCCAGCGTTCTGGCGGCACCGTGCGATGGACAGTCAATACCGATCAGCAGGCCACCGGGGTGTTCAGTCACCCGGCTGGCGGCGAACTGGAAGTCACATGGACGCTGGATCAGGCGCGGCGCATCGGGCTTGGCGGCAAGGATAGCTGGCAGAAGTACCCAAAGGCCATGTTGCGCGCCAGATGCGTTGCGGAAGGCGTCAGGGCGGTGTTTCCCGGCTGTATGCTCGGCAGCTACCTTGTCGAGGAAGTGCAGGACTTCGAGCCTGTACGCGGCAGGAAGCAACAACCTGAAATCCTCGAATTGGAGTCCGATGAGGTCACGCCGGAAGGCACCTTGCCGCTCTATGTTCCAAACATGGAAGGCGGCGATCCGACCATCTACAAAATGGCTCAGGATGCCGATGAATGGTTTGGTTCTTATCTAAACCTGATGGATTCGGTCAACAATTCTAAAAAACTTTCCGAGGAGGAGAAGGAAAAGAAACGATTTGCCTTGAAGGCCGTGAATATGGAAATGCACACCAAACTGACCACCAAAGGAGACGAAGATGGCGTATGAAAAGAAGCTCGGCACGGGCGTGCTGTTCGTGAATGACAAGAAGCAGCATGATAAACAGCCTGACTATTCGGGCGATCTGCTGCTCGACCAGGACTACGGCAAAGGCACGACCATCAAGCTGTCAGCCTGGAAGAAGAACACGCCTAAAGGTCATTTGATCTCTGTCTCGATCAACACCTACAAGGCAGACAAGGATCAGGTTTATCCCAAGCCCGCCTACGGGCGTGGCATAGATGATGAGGTGCCGTTCTGATGTCAAAGTCCCAGCGAGACAAAGGCCATAATTGGGAACGCGAAGTCGTAAACATGCTGAAGGAACGCGGCTGGCCAGCGTCTCGCAATCTGGACCAGACAAGGGACGGCGGCGGCGACATTCACATCGGCAACTGGCTGTTTGAATGTAAACGCTATGCAAAAATCGCCGTCTACGGCTGGCTGGATCAGGCAATCAAGGCGGCAGGGACTAAAACCCCTGTCGTTATTGCCAAGGCAGACCGGAAAGAACCCATAGCCATCATGAGGCTATCAGATTTTTTGGAGTGGATGGATGATCCGAAAGCTCAGGAAATTGTGGTGGAAGCTGACAGGGCCAAAGCCGCCGAGTGAGATTCGTTATCTGCAAGAGCAGAGGCGCATTGCCAGACAATGCCACAAGCAAGTGAAGCACATCGACAAGCGCATTCAGGCGATTACGCATGTGCAGCTTCGCAATTCAATCTCAAGAATAGGGGACGCACCATGAACCATAAAGACATTCTGAAATCAGCAGCGTCGATCCTGAATGACAGGGCGAAAGAATATGGCGATGATGTCGCCTGCTTCAATCGCATCAGCAAACTCGCCAGCATCGTCCTGAACAAGGATGTGAGCGAATACGATGTCGCCATGATCCTGCATTGTGTGAAGCTTGGACGCCTTCAGGAAGCTCGCACCAAGACAGACAATTACATCGACGGGGTAAACTATCTGGCGTTTGGAGCGCAGTTCGCCCAGGGCGTCAATTCCGTCGCTGTAGCTGCTGCTGATGACATCGCATCATTCGCCAAGAAATGGGCTCCTGCTGGATCTGTTGTGGAGGTCGAGAAATGATTGATAGAGACAAACTTTATACAACACGGGATGGTCGCAGCGTCCGCATTTATGCGATGGATGGGGATAAAGATAGCCCTATTCATGGTGCTGTTTTAGACGAGTACGGATGGGTACCATACTCATGGAAAAAAAACGGGAAATTTTACTCAAGCAAAAAAAATAATATGGATCTTATTGAACTAAAACAGCGTTATATACAAAATTTGTGGATCAATATTTATCCACATACTATGTTTAGTGCTCATCCAACTAGAGCTTCAGCAGATATTTTCAAAAAACAGGCAGATAGATTTGCTTGTGTCCCAATCACTATAGAATTTGTAGAAGGAGAAGGACTATGATTGACATCAAAGCACTGGACAATGATCCTTGGACGACGTTCCCGGTCAAGAAAGATGATTTGAAAGAGATTGTCGCTGAAAATGAACTCTTAAGATCGGCGTTGCTGTTCTATGCAGAACATATTAAAAATGGCGATACTGATTACGCAGCCCATTTCGACAATGGTGACATTGCCCGCGCCGCTCTTAGAACGGCACTTCCCACAAATCGCCAGCTTTGATCGCTCTGTCAACGCGGTCTAGTTCAAGCCGTAGCGCAGCCTCTTTATCGTAATCACCCACCCATTCGGCGTCCGCCAGTTGCGTTTGTATAACGCGGCGGTAGTCGTGGATTGGGATGGGGTGCTTTGGCATGACGGCTCCATTTTTGACTCAGGCCAATGCCATGATGGCGCGGCCGATTGCGTTCGGGATCATCGGAATGACGGCGTTCCCGAGCCGCCCAAGTCGGTCCATCCGATTGGGAACCCCATCAGAAACTCGAATTGCTCTGGCGTAATTGGCAGACCCCCAAACGCTTCGACATAGCGCCTGCAACTCGGCCACTTCTGCATCGAGGGCGCTACGAAATTTGCTTTCGTCGTAGGGGTGTGCAACGAGCCACCAACGGTTTCTTTGATGGTCTGCCCCCGCATTAGCCCCCGATATACAGCGATGATCCGTTTTGTAGCCAAGTCCCTTGAGGTCGCGAGCCGCGTTGGCGATTGCCGCTTCCTGCACGTTTTCAGCGATGACGATTCGTGGCTCAAATTCTTTGATGACTCGGAGCATGTCGGGCCAGAGATCGACGGCAACGCGGCGTCCGTGTGACGCATTACTGAATGGCTGGCAGGGGAAGCCTCCGCAAATAACATCAACGGCAATTCCATCTGGCGAGAGGTTTCGGACATCATCATAAATTGGAATCTCCGGCCAATGCTTCAATAGGACGCGCCGCGCAAACGGATGATTTTCACAGAACGCGACCGTTCGCATACCCGCTCGCTCAAGACCTAGCGAGAAACCGCCTATTCCGCTGAATAAGTCGAGAACGCGCACGGTGGCTCCTTCACAATTCGGTTTCAGATCGTTTCGCTTTGGCGCGCGCAAGCCTTCTGGCCGCACGGTTCTGGTAGCGGCGGCGCGTGGCGCGAAAGTGATCGACCTGTTTTAACCAAACGCTAATTTGCTCATCGATCAGCAAAAGACAATTAGCTTCGTCATGCGTCAGCGCATCGCGCCAGTCAGGTGCTTTTGTCATCATTGTGTGATGATAGCAGTTGACAGGTAGGGCGTCAATGTGCCATTTTGTGATTGCTGGAAAACGAAATCCGACAGCAGGATGAGGCTATGAGCGAGCGGGGTGAAAGACCCCGCGCCTTGCCGCCAGACAGATCAGAGGCCCATTTGCCTGATTAGACAGGCACGGCTAATATCCTGCGCCATCTTGACCATTTGGAGAGTTATATCGGCCTAGCAAGCCGACCACAGGAGCAAACATGAAGCGCGCAATCATCGCATCTACAATTTCGGCTATTATCGCGTCATCCTTATCTGGCATAGCTTTTGAGGACGAAGGCAATACAAGTTATTGGAACCGGGAAAAACGCAATGCGCCATCCGTCTATTCTATTGCTTACGGCACTTTGACATCAAACAAATCAGCGGTAGCCCAACAGATTGCAGATGGAGCGCGGTCCAAACTTGGCCCAGAATGGGTTTCCAGCGCGCTCAAGATTGGCAAGATTGAGTCTGGGTACACATGCAACATAAAAGGACCGAAAACTCGCCACGGGCGCGCTGTAGGGCCGATGCAAGTTCTTGTGCCAAGCGCCGAAAGCCTGGGCATCAGCGCGTGGGAGCTTAATTCATCGTGTTCAGCCCAGATCGAAGCTGGCTTGCGCCATATGGAAAGATGTATCAAATTGGGCGCGCATACTGAAGCCCAAATGGCTTCTTGCCATGTCAGCGGGAACCCGTTTAAGGGCAAGTTAGTTAGGAAGGCAGAACGCTACAGACAGAAATACATTCACATGGCCGCGAATGCTCAAATCCCGGCTTGGATTGGAACGCTTCATCACTGGTAAGGGGACAAGAATGACGAAGGTTTTTATAGCCACGCCTATGTACGGCGGGATGACGACTGGGTATTACACTCAGTCGCTTTTGATGCTGTACAATTTCTTTCAGGACAGAGGCATTAAAGCGTCGTTCTCGGCAATGTTTAACGAAAGTCTGATCACTAGAGCCAGAAACGCAATGGCTCATGGCTTTCTCCAGAGCGATTGCACTCATTTGCTGTTTATTGATGCCGACATTAAATGGAACGCCATTGATGTCATCCAGATGATCGACGCGGACAAGGATGTGATTTGCGGCATATACCCAAAGAAGGAAATCAACTGGCAATCGGTCAAGAACGCCGTTGAAGCCGGGGTTCCGGTCCATGAACTTAAGAACCACACAGGATCTTGGGTTATCAATCTGGTTGGCTATTCGGGCGAGGTCACTGTCCCGGCTGGCGAGCCTTTGGAGATCTGGGCAGGCGGCACAGGCATGATGCTGATCAAGCGTGAAGTGCTTGAGAAGATGAAAACCTGGGTGCCAAGTTACGTCAATGACGTTGTGGATCTGTCAGGCGGGCTTAAAGAGCAAGAAGAAATCTACGAGTTCTTTGCCACCAGCATTGAACCGGGAACCCGGCGTTTGCTGTCTGAAGATTACCACTTCTGCCGTACATGGCGAGAGAACGGCGGCAAGGTCTATGCAGCGCCATGGATGGATCTGGGCCACATGGGTACATATCTGTTTGAAGGCACGCTGCTCAAAGGCAATTAGTGCTTTCCAATCAAACCTGAAATATTAGCGCCAAGAATGGCGAACCCAGCCGCCAACATGCCGCCAACCCATTGCAATGTATTGACTTGGGTTTCTATCCGAGTCTTGAACTTATCAAGGTTATCAATTCTTATGCTGTCTAATTGCCGCAAATAATTATATTCCTCTTGCCGACTGACAAGATTTGTCAAATTGGTGTCAAGACGCGCCAGAACGTCGCTGTGCTTGTCTAAAGTTTCGTTAATCCTGCGGCGATGTTCGCCTGCAATAGCTTCGTCATTCATAGGAAATCAATACCCTTATTCTTGTGAACCGCGTTCAGCATCAAGCCGGTCGAAACCGGCCTGATCTATGGGCTTTACGTTACTTAATGGCGTTTTTAAGCGCGACGCGAGCCGCGTTAACCTGAGCCACTGTAGCAGTAGGGTCAGCACAAACTGCATTTGTCGCCACAACTGCGACATGGATTTTTGGGTTGTCTGATCCGGCATATTGATTAGCCTCCATACTGGCAATGGCGCACGCGCTATTTGCAGCCATGTCAATTTGTGTCTGAGTGCATCCAGCAAGAGAAAGCACAAAGCCTACTATCAAGAACACTCTAATGTGCATTTTTGTCTCCCGTTTTGAGGGTTAATATTCCAGATATTCCAGATAGTACCGATGGTAAGCAGCAGCCCCACCCGCGCTATTGACCAGCAAAACAGAGATATTAGAATTGAGAGGCACCAAAATAGCAGGCGTAGTATTGTAAATCGTCGTTCCAAACGATCCTGCGCCCGATATCGAGCCTGTCATGGCGGTTGGGCTGCCATTTACATAAACCGTGTAAGTAAAAGTTTGCCCCGCGCCAGGCGCAGTATCAACCGCAATACACAAACGTAAGATCTCGCATCTTTTCCCAATTTGGAAAGACGCGCCACCCTGATTGAAGTTCTGGCCAACCGGCCCAAGATATGTGCTGACGCCCGCTGCAATTGTCGATGTTGTACAAGCAGCGGTTTCAAAATCACCATAAACATTGCTGCCGTTTGCAGAAACGACACAATACGGTCCATGTCCAGAATCGAAAGAACCTGGCTCAACCTTATTGTTCTTTAGCTGTACGTCGGTACAGCCAGAGTCAAAATATATTCCCCATTTTGAATTTGTAGAATCCCAAGTGAAAACATGATTTGCGTTAACAATTCCTTGCCCCCAATTTATAAAATAAGCATTGTCATAAGAGCCATTCCCAGACTGAGAATTGCTGTACAATTTATTGTTAATAAACTGGTTTTGAAGACCGCCGTTGAAATAAGCCCCTTGATTAAGGTTAATTTCAAACCTGTTTACGGAATATGTGTTGTAGCTGCACGAAACAGCGGCAAAACCAGTTGTATTAGACCAATGGTAATTACCTTGATACAAACCGGCGTTTGAATTAGTTAAACAGCATCCAATCCCAGCCGCAGTGACGCCAACCAAAGATCCAAATTGATTATTAAGAATATGAAAATCATTGCTGTAAAGATAATTAAGTTGGTTTCCGCCATTTCCAACAAAAATACAATTAATGACCTGATTGCCCGTAAGAGGATTTAGAGCCGTTCCTGTAAAATCAAGAGCATCCAAACCAAATCCAACAAACCAGCACGAATTTACCTCATTATTGCTCGACCCCGTATTGAACGTGACGCCATAAGAAGTAGCGATGCTTTGAGCAGCCCCGGCAATCTGGAATGTCATTTGAGACAAAAGACAATTTTGAGCATTTACAAACGTCATCAGAACGCCTGTAACCGTCAACAGCAAAGTGCTGGCCTGCCGATCCGAACCCATAAGGGTGACATTGGACGCATTATTAATCGCAATAGGATTGCAATTATAAGAACCCGCTGGGAAAAACACACACCCGCCTGTAGATGCAACCGAATTGATTGCATTGGTAATAGCAGTTGTGTTTGTCGCTGCCCCAGCAGATGGGCTTGCACCCCAATCAAGAACATTTACAACATCAGCAAATCTGGTAGCCAAAGACCTTGCCGTTGTGCTGCCCGTAGACGTAACGGTAGCGTTAGACAAAGGATTGCTGCCGTTGCCGATGCCGTTAATTGCAGATGTAACAGTCGTGAAATTGCTATCCAGTTCCGCCAGTGGGATAGAAGTGGTTTGAGTTCCAAACGTGTACGGGACTGTGACAGGCAAAGACACTGTTAGGCTCCCTGAGTCGGGGGGGTATTAGTAATTGAACGCAAAATGGCCATAAGGATTGATATCCCAAGAGCCGTCCAACCCGCCTTTGTATCAGGCATGGTAGCAACTGCCAGAACGCCAGCAGCGGCTGTAATCGCAGATGCGATATAGGTACGATAGCCCTTCATTATGATCTCCTAGCAAGTTGGAAGTGCATGGGATCGATGTCCCCTTCAACCCCACGCCATGTGAAGCCATGCTTTTGAAGGATGCTTGCAAAGGTCTGGTCAATCATCCCCGGCTTCCAATGCGCCGGGAACGGGTTATGGCCAGGGTCCATATCAATGGCGCAAGCCCATGAATGGACAGACAATCGAGATCCGCCACGCTCTACGCGATAGCAGAAAGCGCCGCCCGTAACGTCCAGACGCAAAGCCTTGATCTTGTCATGCCCCATGGTCTGAAGCACATCAGAGAACGCTTCATTAAAGGTCTTGAGAACCTTCGTATGCACCCGGATATGGGGCAAAGGCGTCCGATGTCCGTCGCTGTAGAACATGGGATAGGGGGGCTCCCAAAGAACGATATTGGCCGCTTCCCATCTTGGGTTGGCCGTTTCGCCGCCTCTGGGATTCCCGTAAAAAGCGTTCAGTGAGTCAACGTCTTCATGCGGCCACATCAGAAACCCTCGCCAAGCGTGAAATAACACTCGGATGAGCCTTCACCAATGAAAGCCACATAAAGCGGTTGTGTGGGGCTGCATTGCGGGACAGAATAGGTTTTGATTGTCCCCGGCACCGACACAATGCAATAAGACGGGGTGCCAGCTACAGGCACGGTGACAGTCACATTTGACAACGTGCTGACCTGAAAATAGACCGGCTGTCCATTTTGGGGATTCTGGTGGTTGGCAACGCAAATCTGGTTCGCCGGGCTATCAGCATTCAGCGTGATAGTCTGGGTAGACGTAGTTGCGTTGGCCTTGTAGGTCTTCCCCATGGCCTGAAAGGCTATATTATTAGCCATCAGACCTTACCTTTTTCCGGCTTTCCAGTGCCTTTGGCGGACTTGTCGCCAATGATAACCTTGCAACCGCCGTGAGCAGGCGTCACAGGCTTCGGGTTAGTCACGGTCGGCGGGGGCGGCTTGATGGCTTTTGTCACGACGCGGCCTTTCCTTGATTAAAGCCGGGATGTAGACCAAGACGGCAAAACCCCCGGCGAGTTGAAGTCTTTCGATGCTGGGCATGTACATGGCCCAACACACTAGTCCGAATGTCATCCATAACGTCGAAATGGTCAACACCCGGTCGGCCAGCGTGGCCAAGCCTATACGCACAATCGCTATGACAGTCGCATCCATAGTTCGTCCCCTTGGATACGGATCTAGGCATCTTCGCCACCGAAAAAACCTGTTCCGTAGGAATCATCCTGTATCTTTTGCTTGATCTTTTCAAGGTTGATCGCCCTGTCAATGATCTTTAGCTTCAGATCAGGCTCCATTCCCGCGTCAGACATGGCCCGTTTCAGCATTTCGCTGATGGCCTTCTCCAGATCCGGGTTCAAACCGGGTGCTTTCTTGCTCATTTTCGTCCCCTAGCTTTAGCTTAACCATTCAGATTTTTTTTGGGGCGGGTTCACTTCTTGAAAAGCTCATACGCGGCCCCAGCGCCAACAACCCCTAAACCCTTCTTGCTCAGTAACTTACCAAGCAATTTTTTAACCCCATCTGTAAGCAATTTTTTAACCTCATCCGTAAATTCCTTGGACTTTTGTTCTTTTGCCGCCTTATTCAACACAGATTCAAACTCATTAAGAGCAGCCGAATCGAACACCCCTGTTTTTTCCAGTTCGCTTCTTAACTCAACCCAATTATTAACAGCGGCTTGAGGGTCAAAAGAGAATGTTTTTTCAAACTTCTCGATTGTTTTAAAAGCCGCGTCTTTTTGGTTGGCAAATTCTTTTATCTTTTTGTCAAAAGACTTTTTCTCAGTTTCAATCTGAGATGCGATGTCCTTCTTAACTTTCTTAAATTCTTCCACAATCGCGCCAGCTTCTTTTTCTTTCTGGGAACGCAGCGTCTTCATCACATTGGCTTCTTGCTCGCCCTTGGAAAGCGCCTGGCCGTAGGCTTTTAGCTTATCCTCAAGACCGGGAATCTCTTTGTAAAAATCATTCCGTTCCATCCAAGCGCGGAATTTCTTGGCATCAAACCCCTTTTTATTAAAAGCGACTTGAGGGTCAAAAGAGAATGTTTTTTCAAATTCCTCAATTGTCTTGAAAGCCGTGTCTTTTTGGTCGGCAAATTCTTTTATCTTTTTGTCAAAAGATTTCTTTTCAGTTTCAATCTGAGATGCGATGTCCTGTTTGACGGTCTTAAATTCTTCCGCAATCGCCTCGGCTTCCTTTTCTTTTTGGGAGCGCAGCGTCTTCATCACATTGGCTTCTTTCTCGCCCTTAGAAAGGGCTTGGCCGTAAGCTTTCAACTTATCCTCAAGGCCGGGGATCTCTTTGTAAAAATCATTCATTTCCATCCAGGCGCGGAAGTTCTTGGCATCAAACCCCTTTGTTTCGTTCGCCGCGTAAGCCGCGCCAAGACGATTTACCTCGTCATCACCAAGCAATTCCTTGGCGTAACGAGTATCGTCCTTGCTGCGAAAAACAGCGTTTTCAACGTCTTTTCTAGGCGTTTTATACGGACCCGGTTTGTCGCTATAGGGGATTTCTTCCCTCTCTTTCAGGATCTTCCCGAGAGAAACTTCAAAGCTGTTCTTTTCCTTTGCGCTTTCACGATAGATCGAATGCGGCCAGTTTTCTTCGCCAACCCATTCTTTCAAAGCGTTTTCTACCATTTTTGCCGGTTCCTGATAACGAGAACCAATTTCGCGCTTAAACCCGGCAGGACCGCCGCGCGTTTCCTGAAGATTGCGAAGCTCTTGAGCCTTCTGTTTGACAACTCTATAGTTAACAGGCCTTGTTGCCGCAGCCTTTTCAGAAACAGCAGCTTCAAGCTCTTTTCGGGCTTGAAACATTTTGGCAGACTGAGACATGGACTTGTTAGGATTTTTAGCAGCGAGTTCAGCTACTTGCTGCTCTGTGACCACGGCAGCTTTCTTAGGGAACAGTTCACTTATAATATCTGTCGCTATTTTAAGTTCTGGTTCTGTATATTCAGTCAAAGCCCCGCTACCGCCACTAGATATTTCTGACAGTTGCGCGTGCAAGGCTTGGCCTTGCGGGGTGTTTTCAAACGGAACAATGCTTTCGCGAGCCGTGGCGGCATCAGCGAACGTATCATAAGCCTGACTACCGCTTTTGATTTTGGCTTCAGCCTCTTTGTATTTTGCAGCCGCCAATGTTTCTAATTCATCAGAAATCATGATTGGCTCTGAAAGACCCGTAGCCTTTCTGGCAGTTGACCGAATAGCCTCGTCTTCAGGCGCGACAACTTCACGAGCCTTTTTAGCTGCTTGAGATAGACGTTGTGCATAAACGCCGCCTTCCGCCTCAGTACGCTCTTGAACGCCCTTGATAGCCTGCTCATAGGCTTTTGTAGCCTTTTGAGTGCCAACTCCATACTTTTCTTCAGTTATCTTCCTAACGACAGAACTAATATCCTCGCCGGTCTTTAAGACGCGATTAAGGACAGTTTCAGGCGCGACAACTTCACGAGCCTTTTTAGCCGCTTGGGATAGACGTTGTGCATAAACGCCGCCTTCCGCTTCAATACGCTCTTGAACGCCCTTGATAGCTTGCTCATAGGCTTCTTTAGCCTTTTGAGTGTTAACTCCATACTTTTCTTCAGCCATCTTTCTGGCAACAGAACTAATGCCCTCGCCGGTCTTTAAGACGCGATTAAGGACAGTTTCAGGCTTGATGGCTTTGGTTGCAGGCGATAACCCGGCTTTTAATTTGCCCAAAGGTATTCCGGGGACAGCATATTCCCCTAGTGTTCTGGCAGCGGCTTCATATTCACTAGATGGTTCGCCAAACCAATACGTCCCGACACGCTCTGAAGTAGGCGCAACTGTTTCAGGGCTTACATCAGCGCCAGCCGCTCTCAATCCAGAACGAACAAGACCCTCACCGAAAGCCGGGATGCCTGCTCCTGATCCGATGAAAGAAGCCATACCGATTGGAATGCCTTTAGCCAGTTGACCATATTGGCTTCCCAAATCACGCGGGACTTTTGCTTCTTGCTCAATCGGCCCTTGTCCAATAGACGCAGCAACTTGCTGGCGGAAACCGGAAGATGGTGTAATTTCAGGGACAGGAACGCGCTTAAGCCCGCCCATTTCAGCCTCTTTAGGCGCGGATTTAGGGGCATCAAATGGATCAACAATCTCATTCGAGCTTGTATCAAACGGATCAATAATAGGCATTATTGACTCCCGTATTTCTTATTATAATAATCCGTTAATTCTTGGTCTGAAGAGCCTGGATTTGACGCTTTTGCCTTTTCAAGGAATTGTTGCAACGTAGGTTTCCCGCCGCCAGAAGCAGCAGAAGGCTTTGGCGCAACCGCTTCGCCCGGATCGTCACCTCTTGGGAACGACGCAGGCGGTTCTTTAAGACCTTTCCATTGGTTTAGTCTGCTCCTTATAAAATCTTCAGGAGCGGCAACTGCCGCATTAATTTCAAGCTTCATCTGATCAATAACGGCTTCATACTTCTCCTGGCTATCAGCCGTTTCAAGCAAATCATAAGCATGTTTTCTAACAAAATCAGACGGGACGCCAAACGGCGACATAACTTTGATATAAGTGTTAATAACAGCTTTCGTAGCTGTTTTGAACTTTGCCAGATCTGGATCTGAAATATTTTCTTCAGCCATTTGAAGAAGCTTGTTAGCAGGCACAAAATTGAATCGACTGACTTTCTTGGAAGTCTCGATAGCCGGTTGGAAAAGCCTGTTCGTTTCAGTAGCGGCCATGCCGACCTTGGCGCTTGCCGTGCCAGCAGCACGCATTTCAGCCCCAAGTCCCATATATTCTTGAGCCTTAGCAGCTAAATCAGCGCCGCTGTAACCTTTTTCTTGAGCAATTTGGCTAATCATATTTAATACTTTGGATCTGTTCGCCGCCCCAGACGCCCCAGACCCAAGGCCAGCAAGCGCCTGTGTTCTTCCTGAAATGAACTGTTCAGCTAACAATTTAGCTGTAGCGTCATCAATAGCGGCAGAGCCTTCGGTCAATTTATTCGCAGGGGTGTACGGCTTGCCTTCTTGAGCAGCTTCGACTGCTTGCTTTTTCGTTATAACAATAGGCTTCCCATCTGGGCCTATAATATTGACCGTGCCAGACCCGCCCGTACCCGTCAATTTATTTGCAGCAGTCGTAACCTTTGCAAGCTCTTGAGTGACCTTCAACTGGTTCTCAAAGGCTTGTTGAGCGCCAGACATTTCTACTTGTTTTGCCTGTAAATTAGCCCCAATGGATACCAGCTTTGTGTTCAATTCGTTCTTGGCCGCAGTCAGATTGGCTGGGGCCATCTTCATGTAGCGGTCAAAAGCAGCGTTGATCTGGTCGTTATGAGCCTTCACGGCCTGCAAGTTCTTGTCGAACTCGACCTTCTCCCGCTCGAATAGATCCTGCCTGCCCTTGGTGTAGCCCTGTAGCATACCGCCCATGGCCTGCATGGCCCCCAAGGCGCTGCCATAGGACTTGCCGCCTCCCATGGCACCAATAGCACCGATCATGGAGAACAGCGCCACCATGTCACTGTGGTTCTCTTGCGTCGGGGCGAACTTATCCGGCACAGGCTCTTGCGCGGCTTCAGCCTTGCGAGCGCCAGCCAGCATGTAGTCAGCTTCTTTCTGCGCGTACTGGCCTTGAGCCGCATTCTGCTGTACAGCCGCCTGTGTCTGGGCGTCAGCCAGACCGGCCTGAGAAGTCGTCGCCTCGTCAGCCAATTTCTGCAACTTGGCGAAGCTGGTCGTGTTCATGTCCTGAAAATTAGGAGCAGCCGTGAACGCATCCTTAGATAACGGATGTTTTGCAAAAAGGGTGCTGGCAGAGTCACCGAGATTGACATTAAGGGTGCTGGCAGAGTCACCGAGATTGACATTAGGCATTCTTCGATCCTCCGAACCACTGACCTAACGCGCCAAAGAAGCTTGCTGAAGCCTGATTGGCCTGCTGGTTCAAAGCGACATTCTGGTTCAACGCCTTGATCTGATTATCGAACGCCTGGTTCATAATCGTGTCGCCAGTGTTAATAAGCTGTAAGCCAGCCGTAAGCTGACCGTTCAAAGCTTGCTGCCGCATACGTTCCTCGACGGCAACCGCCTGGTTCGCCCCGACCGCACCCGTTCTGGATGCCTGTTGGGCGATCTGTGCACGAGCCGCATCAAATGCCTGTTGCTGAACCGGCGTCATCCGGCCCTGAACAGCCTGCCCATACTGGGTAGCGCCTTCCGTCAGGTAAGGCTGCGCCATCTGCTTCTGTTGCGCCGCAAGGTCAGAAACTTGATTGGCGACGCCCTGAGCCTGCTTGCGAGCCTGCATCTGGTTGTACAAGCCCAGACCAGCACCGCCAAGCCCAAGAGCCAGTTTCAAAGGATTTTCAGTCAGTTTTGACAACCAATCGGTTGCAGCCGGTTTAGCGGCGGCAGGCGTTGCAGTTTCTACAGGCTTCGCGGCCACATCAGCAGCCTGCGCTTGCGGATCTCCACCCGGCGCTATTTCCCTATTGCCAGCGCCCTGAATTGAAGCAACATCAGCAGCCGTAGACGCAGCCGGGGTTTTATCATACCGAGTCGCGTCAATAACCACCTGGTTTGTCTGGCTTGTGTTTGGAATGCCCCAAATATCTGTTTGAGTGGAAGTAGGGAGATAGCCACTATAAATGGTTTGGCCATCTTGGGCGTTTCCACTGTCAATTTGAGCAGTGTAATCCGATGACAACTGGTTCCTGATCTGAGCGTCTGTAGAACCATACCCGGACGGTAGTTGAATGGTGCCATCAGCGGCAGGCGTCTGAAACGATCCAACATCAGTCCGGGGAGCAAAATAATCAACCCCGTCATCAAATTCCAAAAGACCGGTCTTGGGGTTGCGGCTGCCACGGCCACCGCGAGCTTTGAGCAAAGCGGCTTCTTTCGGGGTAATGTGAGCCAAAACCGTGTCTTTGCCGCGCCCATGTTTTCGCAGCAATTCAGCCAGGGCGGGCATGTCAGACGATTTAAGAATAGAAGCCAGGTTCGCCATTAAGTCACCGTCTCACCAACGCCCCTAAGCGACGAACTCCCCCAAACGTCGCTCGTTTTGGCGTCCTTGTCACTGGACCCGAACACCGGAGAGCCAGCATTATACGCAAATCCGGGTGAAGATGCCAATGCCCCGCCTTGCGCTGCCGTGCTAGGTTGAGCCGTAACAGACGCGCCGCTTGTGCCGGTTGTCCCGGTTGTGGCTTTCGATCCCGTACCTAGAGCAGAGGACAGAACGGGTGTCAGGGCAGAGGTCAAGGCAGAGCCAGCGAACTTACCCGCAGTTCCCAAATCCTGACCACTGAGGCCGCTAATCCCGCTCAACAGACCAGTTGAAATGCCGCCCGCGAGAGAACCCGGCAAAGCGCCTTTAGACGCTTGTGTGATGTTCTTCCCGCCAGCCAATCCAGCCGCCGTGCCGCTTGCTTCAGAGCCGATTGTTCGCCCTAACCCTTCAGCCAATGCGGTCTGGCCAACACCAGCGCCAAGCAAATCACTGGCCAAATTGGTCGCTCCGGGCGTAATAGCCGCGCCAACGCCACCCGAGATAGCGCCCAGTTCAGCGCCTCTTGCGATATTACCGCCCGTAGCCGCCGCGTTCAAAGCGCCAAGACCGGAACCCAGAATAGCGCCACCCGTAACCTCCCCAACTGTTACGCCAGCTATAATGGTTTCAGTCGCCAGGGCAGAGCCAAGAACAGTCGCGCCAATGCTACCCGCTGTTATGCCAACGTCTGCGAGGATAAGAGGGATAACGGCGACCGCAGGCATGTCATAAGTCCAGTTCAAACTTATACGAGGGCTTCATCTGCCCATTGACCATCCGAGCCACCTGAGACGTTTTTACAGGCAAACCCGTGCCTTGTGCAATCTTGGCAAAGGCCGGGCTATCCGCATAGGATATAGCCTTTTTGAAGCCCATCTGCTTCAGGCTATTGGACCCCGCCTTGTACCTTTGGACCAACTCTTGCGGCGGCTCGACGGTAAACGTGTGGAACTCAACCGCGCCATCTGGCAAAGGCTTTAGCAAAAAGACCGTTTGACCGATCTGTAGAAGCTGAATGGCCTTCTTCTTCACCAAAGCCGCGACTTGCTGAATGACCTTCTCAACGTCGGAACCCGGTGGCATTTCCTTGCCAGCAGATTGACGGATGATTTCAACCGGCCCCATCATGGAAGGCTTAGGCTTGGCCATTCCCGAAAACTTTTGGGGCATGGGAAGCTTTTTGGGATCTGAGATTAATGGTTCAGCCATGTCAGATTCCTAATGCTCCAGCTATCTGAATATGAGTCAGATAATGCTCTGAAAGCCAATCGTAGAAATCTTCTTCCTTGCGAAAGTCGGCATCCAGCATGTTGAATGGATTAGACAGGCCCAACTGAGCGGCGAAGAACTCATGCTCAACCTGATGGGCCTGTAACCAATCGTCAAATTGATCCACATCAACGTCGATCAGTGGATAAGCCGGTCCAAGGACGTTCTGTTGAGCCAGATAGTCCCTGAAAAGCTGATGCTGCAAGCCGTTTTCAAACAGGAACTCGTTAAGAGACTCCTGTTCTCCAAACTTGACGCTTGCCAGCACATCCATGTTCACGGATTTTGGTCCTGAACTTCTGTGACTTCTGGAACAACCGTTTCTGGAGCCGACCTGATTTTGTTCCTGAGAACAATATAGGCGTCTACAGCCTGATCGCCCGTCGCTTTCAGGGCAATTTCAAGCATGGTCAGAGCTACACGAGCTTCTTCTTCAGTCAGTTCAACAGTCAAATTCTTCATTTTAGTCCCCTTCTAAGTTGCTACTTTGGTTCAAACCCAATCGGCTTGATGGCTTCCTGCGCCTTGGCAAGGGCCTGCGCCTGTTCCCACGCGAGGGTGTCAGCCTCGACCTTGCGGACGATCTCGTTGAGCATGTCGGAAAGGCATTCACCGAGCTTGCGCGGGCGCTGGAAGGTTTCTGTGACCGTGATAACCTTGGTCTGCGCCGGGTCAGCCTCGGTCGGGTTTGGCACGGTCTGCTGGACCTCGCGCGTGTCCGTGTACTGTGCAGCGGTCGCCAGCATCCGCGCAAAGTGGCGCTGCATGTTTTCTTCGCTGGTGGCGAACTCTTTGAACTGTTCGCCGGTTGCGTCGGTGGAGATAGTAAAGCGAATGAATGCCATTGTCTCTGTCCTTACCAAGCCGGGATATAACGAGTAGTACCGTTGTCGTTAATTGGTATCCACTTTGTCGGATTACCGGCCGCAGGGGCATTTGTCAGCGTTCCGAGCGCAGCGGCGGCTCCATCGGTGAACGCATAGCCGCTGACGTTGACAAGGTTTCCGTCACCAGCAAGTGCCTTGTATTTCGAGCCAGTCGTTGTCTGGTAAACGCGGAACTCTTGCTGTGTCGCGCCATTGGATAGATCAAGATGGCCTGCCGCCGCTGTAAGCGTGTTCGCTGTCACGCCGGTAGCTGAGGAACCCACCGCGAATTGAAGAACATTTGGGATGCCAAAAGCGCCAGAGGTCGCATCGAGAACAATTGTTCCGCCAGCAGTGATATTAAAAAACGCGCCGCTGCGGGAATAGATACCCGTCGAGCCATTCGCGCCAAGAGCGACGCCGGGAACAGAAGATGATCCAGCAGGAAACGACCAGCCGCCATTCGTCACGCCCCAATCCAGAATAGTCGTCGGCGTACCGTTGACCTTCTTTTGTATTTGCAGCCCACCTGACGCACTCACGCCGCCCGCAAGCACAATCGTCGAAGTCGGGCCGGTGGTGGCTGCGCCAGTGGAGGATTGGAACTGTAGGGTCTGCGCGACTGCGGAGGAGGCGTCGGCAAGACCGATTTGGAGGGTGTTATTGGCAGGGATTGACAGTGTAGTCGTAATGCCACCCGCGCTGGTCGTAAACGTATGTTTATCCGCGAAATATGCTATCTGAGACGGCAAAAACGCAATTTCAGCATTATCAGCGGCATTGTTGATGTTTGTCGTAATAACTCGACCGCCGAATGTAGTATTTCCGCTAATATTCGCCGTCCCCGTCACCGCCAGCGCATTGCTGCCAATCGTCGCCCCGCCAAGGGCGAGGGTCGCCATCTGCATACCGCCAGCAATCGAGCCCTGTACGCCGGTTGTTCCAACGCCGATGATGCCGGAAGAAATGCGCGATAGCGAAGTGTCTGAACCGGAAAGAACGCTAGAGTTGATTGAAAACCCTATAGCGGCGTTCTGCTGGATCGTTATCAAGCGACCAGCGTTGGAAAAGTTCGTCCAATTAATATAGGCCAAACCATCCGCAACTAATGTCGCCGATATGTTGGAAGCGAATTGTATTCCGGTTTGCGCGGCATTTTGACCAGATTTCGTTGCACTCGCAGAAAAGCCGCCCGGAGCGTAGACCTCACCGTTTTTGATGATGCCCGCTTTCGACGTTCCGCCGACCTGCCAATCTTGCAACAACGACAGCGCGTTGCTGGCCGTGTCGGTGACATTGATCTTGTTTGCCGTGAACGAAACCGCCGCATTGTTCCACGTCTGCGTGGCCGACAGAACCGGGAAGCTGCTCGTCTGCGTCGCGCCGGTCAGGGTCAGGGCGGAACCGCCCGCAACGCCTGTGATGATCGAGTTGCCAGCCGCCTGCAACTTTGTGCCGTCCGACATCAATAATTGGCCAGCCGTAAAGCCGGAAGTCGGTGTGCTATTAGCGGTCAGCGTCGTGATGCCGCCGCCGCCGCCAGAGCCAGATGCTACACGGAAAACCATGGATCAAACCCCATCGCCAGCGGTCACGATGATAGTAGCAGGCCCGCCCGTGGCCACGCCAGTAAAATAGCAACCCGCTGGCAAAGTGAACACTTCTATAGACCCCGGAACCATTGTAAGGGTTGGCTTTGTGCCGTCAATCGTGGTCGTCGCATTGGTCGTCGCCGCAGAGGCGCTTACCCCGTAGCCAATGTACGCCACCACGGTGCCTGTGTTGTGCAGACGGTACTGGATAGAGCCAAGACCGCCGGGAATGACCTGTACGGGCGTCGGTGCCGCCACATCAGCCGCAAACGAGAAGGTGTTATTGCCTTGCGGGTTGAAAGCCTGGATGCCCATTAGAACCTCGCTCTAAGTTCGTGTTCCATCTCAAGAGTGTTCAACGTGAACGCTGGAACGGATGATGTTATGCTAAGTCCCAAATATTTACCATATTGTTGGGCATCAGACTTGTACAAAGTGTATCCATAACCTCCAATCCAAGAAATCAGGTTCCCTGAATTGTTGATCCATGGGATAATTGCGCCTTGAACATTCACCCATGTCGCCAAATTTGACATAACGTAGACAGGACTTGGTCCGTATTCGCTGTCTACAGTTACATTCAAGCTTCCGCCATATGATAAAGTTGCTTCAATAGCAAATTTCAGGGCTTGCTTGTCTCGGATTGTATCTTCCATCGGCCAAAGCGCGCTAATTACCGTCGTATTGATGGCGCTGGTCTGGTCATTATAGCATCGAATCAGGTTTGTGCCTGCCGTGCCGTAAAGCCATAGTTTGTTGGCTGTAGGAACCGGAGTTGTTCTTTTGATAGAGCCCTGGCTCGTTACAAACCATTTTTTATCAAAGAAAATTAATTGCACAGGCCGCGTGCCAGCCGCAGGATCTTGATAATAGACGTTGAATGCCGCGCAAAGGATATTATTGACCAAAACCTGACCGCCGGTCACCGGCTGGGTAAAGTCAATAAGCGGGAGAATCCCGTCCAAAGCGTCCGAAATTTTTGTAACCGTTGCGCCAACAAGGGCAAAAACGCCGTATTGGTTGATGAACAACAAAGATCGGAAATAGGGGAAAATACCGTCGATATAGGTAGATCCCGTAGACGCCGAAACATTGGTGTTGGTAAAGCTCGTGTAGCCGGTAGAAGCCACCCGAACATCAGAAAACACGTTGATTGAGTCGTCGCCAAAGACGTACAGAAAGTTATTCGCAGAGATCAGGCCGGTGATGCTGCTATGCAGCGTGTCATCCTGAATGGTGACGTTTCCTGCCGACACGCTCACAAAATCTTGATATGCCCCGGCTGCGCTGTAAAATACATTTCTGCCTTGTGAAATCCAAACGCGGCCCTGAAAGCTGGCCACGTCAGAAATTGGCTGATCGGTCAAAACGGCATTGGCAGTTGCAGCCGTTGTCGGACTGCCGCCGCTAAAGGACACGTTAGGAATAGACGTGTATCCCTTACCGGGGTTTGTAACGATAACTCCCTCGACAGCGCCGCCAAACACAATTGCCGTTGCGGTCGCCTGGGTGCCGCCACCGGGAGGCGCATCGATAACAACGCTTGGCGTGCTGGAATAGCCAATTCCGCCGCTTGTGACCGTAATGCCTATGGACCCAACGCGGAAAGTCAGGGGACCGGCGACAGCAACCGCCCCAGATCCACCACCGCCGCTAAAACTGATTGTAGGGGCCGACGTGTACCCGGAACCCGCATTAGTAACAGTCAGGGAATTGACAAGCCCTGACCCGACCACAGCAGTTGCGGTTGCCGCGCCAGACAAGAAAGTGACGCTTGGCGCTGTTGTATAACCATAGCCTGGGTTTGTAATCGAAATGGAACTGATAGCTCCACCTGTAATTGTCGAGACAACCGCAGTCGCCTGCACCCCATTTGGCTGAAGCGGAGGAGCAATGGTTATGCTGGGGAAAGTCGTATATCCAGACCCGCCCGACGTGATGTTGATGTTTGTGATCGTGCCTGCGGCATTGGAAATGCTGGCGATAATTGTAGCCTGTACGCCGCCCGTTTCATTTGGCGCAGTCACACTCACAACTGGCGGATCAGTGTAGCCTGAACCCGGATTGGTAATTCCAATAGATCCGATAGAACCAACAGACACGAGATTTGTTGTATCCCAGGTGTAATAGCCCTTCTGAGGGTCTACGATCAAAGCGCGTTCATTTTTCCATTGCTTCAACCGCACTCCAGCGCCGGTAAACGTGCCAGAAACAGCGACATTTCCCTTTGTCGAGGTTGCAATGTTGTAATATTCAGCCCGACCATCAGCTTCAAAAGCAATGATATAATCGGTGTTGTTCAGGTTGCAGCTTGTCAAAGCCGTGACCGTGTTTCCCCATGCGACATTGGAACCGCCCGTAACGGTCACATTTGACGACGTGGGTACAACTTTCAGATTACCAAAGCCAATGGGTTGAATGTTTTCCAGCCAGGCAAATTCATCGTTATCAAGGGCCGTCCGGTTAGGACGAGTGTTCATCCCTTTGAACGCCTTGGTGACGTGATAAGATTTCTTCTGCTCTGGAGATTTTGGGGCCATCAGTACGCCTGGCTGTAAGGATCAGGCATACGACGGGTATAGGTACTCGTCAGCACCGATTGCACATGCTTGATGTATTCGTTCTTGAACAGTTCAGCCTCGCCGTAGCTCTGTTCCTTGTATTTGGCCATATAAGCCGCATAAAACTGAACAGGTCCGGTCCACGGGTTTGGGATTTGATCTACGTCAGTCGTATTGACCAAATCATCCGGCATGATGACCGTATCAAGCTCCATCGGGTACGCCGACTGAGGAACCGGAGCAATGTAATACTGAGTTGGCCCATACATGGAGTACACGACCGGCTGGCCAATGTAATTCTGCCAGTACCGCAATTCAGCATTGAACTGAGTCCATGGCAAATAGCGCAACGGAATACGGCTGTTGCCCCAATAGGCATTGATGTTGATGACGTCCATTGTCTTGTCGCCCAGCGGCAAGGTGGAAAAGTCATAAACTTCCTGACCAATGACCAGTGTGCTGCTTTGCAAACGACGCAAGCAGCCGGTATCACGCACAAGCCTGTTTCTGGCTTCGTTGATATAATCGGTCAGTTCAGGATTGGACCAGAAATTGGCGTTTGCATCATGCAGCAAACGTCTGACTTGCGTAATGTAGGTCGAAAGTGTCGTAGCCATCCGAACTCCACATTAGGCAGCTTTATGAATCCCCTTTCCCCCCTCCCTCTTTTCAGAAGAAGGGGGGATTCGGCCCACCACAGGGGACGGATTAGTGGTGGTCTGGGGAGGCTGGGAGCTAATGACGAACTTGCTCAAACGCTCGTAAGCCTCTGGCAGATCGTTAGAAGTCTTTGTCCAGCCCAATCGAATAAGATACGGTTCCTTGTTCGTCTGCTGGTCTCCGAATACATGTGTCGCCACAAAATCTGGAACTTCTACCCAGCGGCCAGGAGCAAAATCATAGAATTTGCCATCATAACCGTCGCGCAGAAGCTCGTCAGTCGTATTCAGAACCCAAACATTCGACATCAGAACTGTACCACAGTACCGTAAACGCTAATCGTCACCGAGGCATTGGCGACGC